GTCATTTTTACACTCGAGGTTTTGGAGGTTTAATTTCCCCCATGGATGCAAAGGGATGGAAAAAAAAGATAAAAAAGCAGTGTGAAACGCTCGGAACGATGCGGGATGAGTTCATTCCGGTGATAGATGCGCTGGCGGGAATACTGGAAGAGCGTGATCGGGCATACAAGGAATACATCGAGGACGGTGCCAGACCTACGATCATGCGCGTGAGTGATCGGGGAGCAGAGAACCCCGCGAAAAATCCATTGCTGACCACTTGGATGGATCTGAACAATCAGGCATTGACATTTTACAGAGACTTGGGATTGACTCCGGCAGGGCTGAAGAAACTGAATGATAACGCACTGAAGGTTGAAAAGAAAACGAGCTTTGCTGAAGTCCTTGCGAATATAGGGATATGAAAGCGAAACACTACAGGCAGACGGCAATCAAATATGCACAAGATGTGATAGACGGCACAATCATCGCCGGAGCGGACATCGTGAATGCGTGCAAGCGGTTCCTGTCTGATCTGGAGCGTGAGGATCTGGAATACAGAGACAAGGAGCCGGATGCGTGCATCACTCTGATGGAGGGGCTGTTCGTGCACCGCAAGGGTGAGATGCTGGACGGCACTCCGCTGCTTGGTAAACCGCTAAAACTGGAGCCGTGGCAGGTGTTCATTGTGTGCAATCTGCTAGGCTTTTGGTATAAAGGCACACAGGAACGGCGATACAAAGAGGCTCTGATAATGCTGGGCCGTAAGAATGGTAAGGCCGTCAGCTTGGATACCGAGATCCCGACACCGGATGGATGGAAGCAGATGAAAGACATCCACAATGGTGATTATGTGATCGGGCAGGACGGACAGCCTGCGCGTGTAGTTGTAGAATCTGAAATCTTCCACAAGCCGATGTACTTGGTCACATTTGAGGACGGTGCGACTGTAAAGGCAAGTGCTGACCATATCTGGACTGTGCAGACAAAAGACAGTAGGCGCGTCAACAAATACATACCGATAAGCAATAAAAAAAGACCGAGACAATCCGTCAAGGATAATAACGGATGGTTTGACATAACGACAGATGAAATTGCGAAAGGGTTCAAACGAGTTCGCGCTGATGGCAAGGGCACAGATTACAAGTACAGAGTACCGATGTGCAAGCCGGTGCAATATTCTTGGAAATCGTTGTTGGTCGATCCGTACACTCTTGGTGCGTGGCTTGGTGACGGTTCGAGTTTTGACACGGGAATAACATGCAGTGATGCGGATAGAGACGAGATGATTATGTTGTTATCTCGTGAAGGTCACGAATGTGTATGGCATACGCATAAGGGAAGAGCGGGGAGCATAGTCCTCAATGTTCAAGGGCGTGGACTGAAGAACCCTTTACGGAGTGCTCTGCAGGAGATAGGTGTTTTTAAAAATAAACATATCCCGGAAGAATATATGCACGGATCTATTGAGCAGAGGCTTGCATTGCTTCAGGGACTTATGGATACAGACGGGACATGCTCGAAGGCGGGGCAGTGTGAGTTCGTGCAAAAATCTCCGGTATTGTCAGAGCAGATTGTGGAACTCATAAGCAGTCTTGGACTTAAAGCGACCAAAACGGCAAAGCACGCAAGGATCAAAGACAGAGATGTCGGCATCGTGTACCGCATACAGTTCTGGACTGACAAGAGTATGCCGTGTTTTAGACTTGAGCGCAAAAGATCAAGGCTGAAAACGAAACTTGCACCGAGAATGCAAGCAAAGAGCATCGTAAATGTTGAGTGCATTGCTGATGAACCGTCAAAGTGTATAGCAATCGACAACAAATCGCATTTGTATCTCGTTGGACGTCAGTATACCGCGACACATAACACGAGTTTCGTGGCGGCTCTGGCATTTGCCGTGAGTATCTTGCAGCGACATAGCGGTTCAACGGTATATGTCGTGGCGGCGGCACTCAAGCAGGCGATGGAGTCATTCCAGTTCATGAAATTTTCACTGGACTACAAGGGCATCTCCGGAGACTTCGACATAAAAGACAATGCGATGGAACATTCCATCAAGTACACATTCGATCGTGACGGCATACCGGACGGAACCATTGACATACAGATCATGGCAAGTAATCCGGATGCGCAAGATTCCTTTAACTGCAACTTTGCAATCGCTGACGAGCTGGCGGCCTATAAGAAGGCGGCACAGTATAACAGATTCAAGGAAGCAATGAAGGGATTCACCAACAAGCTTATGATCGGCATCACGACTGCCGGAGACAATGCCAACAGCTTCGGGTATCGCCGTATGGAGTACGCCATCAAGGTGGCGGCTGGTACTGTTCAGGATGATGATCTGTTTTCGTTCGTGGCGAGAGCAGATCAGGATGATAAAGGCAACTGCGATTATACCGATCCGGTGCAGCATCAGAAGGCAAACCCGAACTACGGCGTGACGATCCGACCGAAGGACATTATGAACGAGTCCCTGCAGGCCCAGAATGATCCGCAACAGCGCAAGGATTTCTTGAGCAGGTCGCTGAACATCTACACATCAGCGGTCAAGGCTTGGTTCGATCTGGATGAGTTCAAGGCATCAGATCAGCGATATGACTGGAGTCTGCAGGAGCTGGCGAAACTAGACATTGACTGGTTCGGTGGCGCGGATCTGTCACGGATGTATGACTTGACTGCGGCGGCTCTGGTCGGTCACTACTGTGACAAAGGGATGGATGTGGACATCATCATCACGCACGCGTTCACACCGATTGCACAGGCAGCGCGGAAAGCGGATGAAGACAACATTCCGTTGTTCGGTTGGGCGGATGATGGATGGCTGACACTCTGCAACAGCCCGACAGTGAACATCGCGGATGTCGTGAACTGGTTCAAGCGGATGCGAGAGATGGGATTCCGTATCAAGCGAGTAGGCCACGACCGGAAGTTTGCCGGTGAAGAATATTTCCCGGCGATGAAGGCAGCAGGGTTTAACGTAATTGACCAACCACAATATTTTTACTTGAAATCGCAAGGTTTTCGACACATAGAGAAGGCGGCCAAGGATGGTCGTCTTTATTATTTGCATTCCCAAGCCTATGAATACTGCGTGGCGAATGTGGCGGCAATCGAAAAGACAGACGATGCCGTGCAATATGAGAAAGTTATGCCGGAATTACGCATTGACTTATTCGATGCATCGGTATTTGCCACCATCCAGATGGTGAGCCAAGAGGAGAAAGCGAAGAAAGGACGCGCCTGGTGGGGAGAATGAAAAGAAAAACTAAAGAAATGGAGCAGAGATGCGCGAGCCAGGTCGCATTCTTGCTGAATGACGGAGATATATGTGTTCCGGGTTATACATCACTCGATAGAAACCCGGAGATCTTGACAGCGTGCCGCAGAATTGCAGAGCTGATCGGCTCGATGACCATACATCTGATGGCGAACACAGAAAACGGCGACATCCGTGTAGTGAATGAGCTGTCGCGAGTGATTGATATTGATCCGATGCCAACGATGACGAGATCCACTTGGATGCAGGCAATCATCATGACGATGCTGCTATACGGCAGGGGCAATGCCATTGTGGTGCCGCATACGCATCAGGGATACCTGGAGAGCTTGGAACCGATTTCGGCAGGTCGTGTGCAACTGCTGCCGGTCGGGACATCATACAGAGACTATCAGGTGTTGATTGACGGCGTAGCGAAGAAGCCGGGAAACGTGCTCCATTTTGTATACAATCCCGACAAGACGTATTTGTGGAAAGGTGCAGGTGTAACCATCTCGCTGATGGATGTTGCCACCAACTTAAAGCAGGCTGCAGCCACACAGAAGGCGTTCATGGGGAGCGAATACAAGCCGAGCATCATCGTGAAGGTGGATGCATTGACGGATGAGTTCTCCAGTCCTGCAGGGCGGCAGAAACTGATTGATTCTTACATAAAACCGCAGACCCCAGGCCAGCCGTGGATTATTCCGGCGGAGCAGTTCTCGGTGGAACAGGTGAAACCGCTCACCCTGGCGGATCTGGCGATCAATGACTCCGTGGAGATCGACAAGAGAACAGTGGCGGCAGTGCTTGGTGTTCCGCCGTTTCTGTTGGGGATTGGTGGATACGACAGAATGGCGTGGAATAGTTTCGTGCAGAACACGATCCGACCGCTGGCAGTATCAATCGCGCAGGAAATGACGAAAAAGCTGATACTCTCACCGAAGATGTATCTGCGATTTAATGTGCGGTCGCTGATGGACTTCGATCTCAACAGTCTGTACACGGTATACGGTGGTTTGAGCGACAAGGGCATCGTGACCGGCAACGAGGTGCGCGAGATTATGGGAATGCCGCCACACGATGGACTGGATGAGTTGAGAATATTAGAAAACTATATACCGGTTGACCGCATCGGCGATCAGAAGAAGCTGGAGCAGGGAGAATGATATGGATGGCAATGCCAAACACGATAAAGGAATTGGAGGAAATGAGATGGAAAACAGAGACATCGGCGCAAGACAAGCGCGCGCTTTGATGACAAATTTTGAAGTCAGAAGCGAAGAAAATGGAGACCAGTATATCGAGGGATATTTTGCTGTCTTCAATTCGAACTATGATATGGGCGGAGGTTTAAGTGAATCGATTGCGCCCGGAGCATTTACTGATTCATTATCTGGGGACATTCGTTGTTTAACGAATCATGATACAAGGCTTGTACTCGGGAGAACATCCGCGCACACGTTTGAAGTGCGCCAGGATGAGCATGGCCTGTGGGGTAGAGTTCTGATCAATCCGAACGACCAGGATGCTATGAACACAAAAGCTCGTGTGAATCGTGGGGATATCAACCAAGCAAGCATTGGCTTCGACATCATCAGCGAGGATACCGACATCCGGGATGATGGGAGCATCCATTGGACTATCAGAAAAATTAAACTGTACGAATGTTCAGTTGTGACGTTCCCGGCTTATGAAGAAACAAATCTTGCGGCACGTTCAAACCAGCGAGAAGAGATCCAAAAGAGATCCTTGCAAGCGTGGCGCGAGAATGCACGGAAGAAACTGAAAGGAGAATAAGAGGATGGCACTCAAAGCGATCATGTTGCGCAAGAAATTAAACGATGCGCAGAAGGCTCTGGATGCTCTGCGTGAGAAAGATGCGGAGTTTGAAAAGCGCGAAGCAGAACTCGAGGCATCCATCGAAGAGACCACGACACAGGAAGAACGTGATGCGGTAGACGGTGAGATCGAGAACTTCGAAAGCGAAAAGGCAGAGCACGAAGAGGCAAAAGAAAAGCTCGAAGCAGAAGTCAGAGAGCTGGAGCAGTCCCTGGCTGACGAAGAAGCAGCACAGGATACGACAACACCGGCACCTGTTGCACCGGTGGAAGAGAAAAGAGAGGAGAAAAAAGTTATGAACAGAAGAGCAGCAATGTTCGGCAAGACACAGCAGGAGCGCGATATGTTCTTCGAGCGTGAAGATGTGAAGAACTACCTGAACGAAGTACGCAGCGCAATGAAAGAAAAGCGTGCGCTGTCCAATGTAGGTTTGACCATTCCGGAGGTATTCCTGGGCATCCTGCGCGAGAACCTGGAGAGCTACTCCAAACTGTACAAGCACGTAAACGTAAAGCCGTTAAGCGGTGATGGTCGTCTGGTGATCCAGGGAACCGTACCCGAGGCAGTATGGACAGAGTGCTGCGCTAATCTGAACGAGCTGGATCTGGCATTCAACGATGTCGAGGTTGGCTGCAACAAGTTGGGCGGATACTTCGCAATCTGCAACGCAGTTCTGGAAGATTCCAACGTGGATCTGGCTGCAGAACTGATGACCGCGCTCGGACAGTCAATCGGTCTGGCTCTGGATAAGGCTATCCTTTACGGAACCGGCAATCATATGCCGCTGGGTATCGTAACCCGTCTGGCACAGACCAGCCAGCCTGCATCCTATCCGGCAACCGCTCGTCCGTGGGTAGACCTGCACGCATCCAACATCAATACCATCGCAGACAGCGTACTTGGCACCGCTCTGTATCAGGCATTCATGATCAAATCCGCTGCAGCAAAGGGCAAGTACAGCCGTGGCGAGAAAGTATGGGTTATGAATGAGCTGACCTACAACTGGATGGTGACACAGTCCATGAGCATCGATTCATCCGGTGCGATCGTGGCTGGTGTAAAAGACAGCATGCCGGTAGTTGGCGGCATCATCGAACGTCTGGACTTCGTTCCGAACTATGTAATCGTTGGCGGATACTTCGATCTGTACCTGTTGGCAGAGAGATCCGGTCAGAAGTTCGCACAGAGCGAGCACGTTCGTTTCCTGAACGATCAGACCGTATTCAAGGGCACCGCTCGCTATGACGGCCAGCCTGCAATCGCTGAAGCATTCGTTGCTATTGGCGTAAACGGCACAACTCCGGACGACACGATGAGCTTTGCTGGTGACACCGCAAACAGCGTGCAGGGAGTACAGATCAACAAGTCCACCGCTACCGTAGCAAAGGGTGCGACCCTCCAGCTGAAAGCAAAGACTTTCCCGGTTGATGGTACGATCACTTGGGCATCCAGCGATACGACCTATGCAACCGTAGACACCACCGGCAAGGTAACTGGTGAGGCAGAAGGCTCTGCGATCATCACCGCAACCTGCGGCGACTATAGCGCATCCTGCACCGTAACTGTAACCAAATAAGGAGCAAACGATGGAGACACTCTTGGTATTCCTCAAAGTAAATATCGGCATATCACAGGACACGACCGCGTATAATACGCGGTTGGAGTCCATGATCAACCAGGCAAAGGCAGAGATCGCACAGATGGGCATCACCTATGATGCAACCAGTGCTCTGGATAACGGGATAGTGGTCGAGTATGCCACTTGGTTATGGATGCGGAGACGGACTGGCGAAGGAATGCCAAGGATGCTCCGTTTAGACCTTAACAACAGACTATTCGCGGAGAAGATGAATGTTGAAGGATGATGTTATAAAGCTCATAACGATCAATAGGACACAGGACGCATATGGACGGTGGATGAAAGGCACGCCAACGAAGCGCGAAGTCTATGCACAGGTGACATCCATCTCGCGGTCGGAGTTTTTCGAGGCAGGCCGCAATGGATTAAACCCGGAATGGCGTTTCAACGTGTTCGCCGGAGATTATCAGGGCGAGACGGTGGTCGAGTACCACGGAGCAACATACTCCATCTACAGAACGTATGAAAATGATGACTATATCGAGTTATACGTTGAGCGGAAAGGCGGCACCGATGGCAAAGGCAACACCACATGACCAACTTGCGGCGGCGATCGATAGCATCCTGGAAGAGTACGCTGACAGAGTGACCATCACGTTGAAAGACGCGGTGAAACAGGTCACGAAGGAAGGCGTGAAGGCTCTGAAAAAGGAAAGCGCATCGAAGTTCGGGAATGGGCCGTATGCAAAGAGCTGGAGATCTGTGTACGAGTCGGACAGACTCTCATCGCAGGGAACCATATACAGTACAAAGCCGGGTCTGCCGCACCTGCTGGAAAATGGGCATACGCTCCGCAATGGTCGATTCTGGCCGGGAAAGCCGCATATATCAACTGTTGAAGATCAGATCGAGGAAGAGTTCGAGAAGGAGGTTATGAAGGGACTATGACGATCAAAGAGATACAGACGATGATCGCATCGTTCAGTCTGCCGAATGCATATCATCATTTCGATGATAAACAGCTCGCAACGCTGACTCTGCCGTATATCCGGTGGTATTTCAACGGCATCGATGATATGTATGCGGACAACATCAATTTCCAAAGCATTCCGGAACTGCGGATTGAACTATACAGCGACTATAAAGATTTTAAACACGAAAGCACAATGGAATCGGCATTCGCATCGAGCGGATGGGCATACGATAAAATCGACTCGTATATCGAGGGCGAGAAATTGTACTGCACATTATATGCCGGTGATATTGTGATAACAGAAGAGGAGGAAAGCACAAATGGCTAACACGAACAAGGTTAAGTACGGCTTGACCAATGTGTATTATGCAGTAGCGACCATTAATGCATCCGACAATACTGCAACCTATGGAACTCCGAAGAGGATCCCCGGTGCAGTTAATCTGTCGATGGATCATCAGGGCGATGCGAACACGTTCTATGCTGACAACATCGCATTTTTTACTCTGCAGGGTGATGCTGGGTACTCCGGCTCCCTGGAGATCGCACAGATCACGGACGACTTCCGCAAGGATATTCTGGGAGAAGTTGTGGACGCATCCGGCTGCTTGACGGAAGTGGCTAATGCTCCGACAGTGCCGTTCGCATTGCTGTTCCAGTTCGATGGCGACAAGAAGAACACTCGCCATGTACTGTATAACTGCACGGCATCCAAGCCGAGCATCGCAGGCGAGACCAACACCGAGACGATCACTCCGAAGACCGATACTCTGAATCTGACGGCGGCTCCGATCCACATCAATGATCTGGGCGCGGATGTATTCAAGAGCCGTGCTTTGGCGGATGATACACCGTATGATGGATGGTTCTCCAGTGTATACCAGGGCGCAGCAGCATCTCCGAGCATTAAACTGGACAAGAGCACTGCATCGGTGGCAGTTGATGAGACCATAACGCTGACTGCAACAACCGTACCGGCTGACGCAACCGTGACCTGGACATCCAGTGACACGGACAAGGCTACTGTGGCCGATGGTGTTGTAACCGGTAAGGCAACCGGCTCTGCAACGATCACGGCAAGCATCACGGTCGGATCTAACACCTACAGCGACACCTGCACGGTGACTGTAACAGGCTAAACAATCACACAGGGAGGGCACTGCGGTGTTCTCCCTTTTTTCAAAAAAAATTGGAGGGATATATGCAAAAGACAGTCAAGATCGGAGAGACCGAAGTAATGATGCGCTCCAGCGCAGCGACAGCAATCCGATACAGAAACGTATTTCACGAAGATATAATGCAAGCGTTGACAAAGATGGATCCGGAGAAGATGGACGCAACGGTGATCGAGAAGTTACAAAAGCTGGGGTATATTATGGCGCGATCGGCAGAACGTGCTGATATGACCAGACTCACAGAAGACGACTATATGGTATGGCTGGATCAGTTTGAGACGATCGATATGGCGCAAGCATCAAAAGAGATCCTGATGCTGTACCTGGGCAATAAATTGTCCAGCTCGGAACTAAAAAAAACAGAGGGGACGGCGGATCCCGAGAAATAAACACCGCCATCTATGCATTGAGAGCATTGCAGATCGGTCTGCGGATGGACGATCTGGAGGAAATAGAGGAAGGGTTTGTCATGGATCTCATTATCGAGAGCAATAACGACTTTGCAGATCGTGACGAACCAAAAGTAAGACAGGCGACACAGCAGGATTTTGACAGGTGGTAAGATGGCCAGAAACCGGATCAAAGGAATAACAATCGAAATCGGAGGGGATACAAATCAGCTGCAGGACTCCCTCAAACAAGTCAACAACACTCTGAAGGATACCCAGAGCGCGCTCAAAGATGTTGACGGTCTGCTCAAAATGGATCCCGGGAACGTGGAACTGCTGAAACAGAAACAGGACTATCTAAACGAGGCTATCACTGCGACCAAAGACAAGCTGGAGCAGGAGAAGCAGGCCCTCGAACAAATGAAAGCCAACAACTCCACCGGAGAGGTGACGGAAGAACAGCGAGCGCTGGAACGTGAAATCGTCGAAACGCAGCAGTCTCTCAAAGGACTGGAGGGAGAACTGAAAGAGTTCGGGTCAGTCGGCAAGCAGCAGGCACAGCTTGTAGCCCAGAAAATGGGCGAAGTTGGCGAAAAGGTACAAAACGCAGGTGCGAAAGTAACCGCTGTCGGAGATACGATGACCAAGTATGTCACCGGTCCGATCCTTGCGGCGGGTGCTGCGTCCATGGCAGCGTGGACAGAAGTCGATACGGCTATGGATGTCGTTGTGAAAAAGACTGGAGCGACCGGAGAAACACTGAAATCACTGCAGGATACGGTCAATAACATAGCTACCACACTCCCGACATCGTTTGAACAGGCAGGCATCGCAGCCGGAGAAGTCAACACACGTTTTGGGTTGATGGATCAGGATCTGCAGGACGTTTCCGAGCAGTTCATTAAGTTCGCAGATATAGCGGATACTGACCTTAACGGTTCCATCGGTTCCGCGTCCCGTTTGATGCAGCAGTTCGGAATGGACGTGGAAGATCTGGGCGAGATGCTGGATCTGTTAGCGGCAACGGGGCAGGCGACAGGTACGGACGTATCCGAATTGATGTCAAACATAGAGACCAATGGCACGGTTCTGCGGGATCTTGGCTTGAGTTTTGACGAATCGGTCGTTTTACTTGGGAAATTTGAACAGAATGGCGTGGATGCATCGCAGGCCCTTGCCGGACTGTCTAAGGCGGCTGTCAACTGGAAGAAAGACAACATCAGTGTCACCGAAGGACTTGCCAATATGCTGGAAGCTCTGCAGGATGGTGAGGTATCTGCAGAAGATTTCGCGATGGCAGTCGATGTATTTGGTTCAAAAGCGGCAGATCGCTTTGTTGATATGGCGGCGAGCGGCCGCCTGTCGATGAAAGACCTCGAAAAGGATATGTCCGTCATTGGTACGGTAGAGCGGACTTTTGAGGGAACCATCGATCCGGTGGATGAACTAACAATCATCCTGAATGAGCTGAAGATCACCGGCGCAGACATTGCGGCGACAATGCAGGATATGCTGGTACCGGCTCTGAAGAAGGTGAACGACTTTGCCAAAGAGCTGAAAGACCGATGGACGAAGCTGGACGACGCACAGAAGCAGACTATCATCAAGATTGCGGGCGTTGCTGCCGCTATAGGACCGCTGCTGTCGGTTGGCGGTCGGCTGATCAGTGGCATCGGGTCACTGATACAGTTTCTGCCAGAGATCGGGACAGCGCTCACGGCGCTCACGGGACCGGTCGGCATTGTGGTCGCTGCCATTGCGGCACTTGCGGCGGCGTTCGCGGCTCTATGGTCGTCGGATGAGGGGTTCCGGAATGACATCTCCGGAATATTTAACGAGATACAGATCTCGATTGCACCACTGGTTGATGCACTCGGGCAATTGTGGGCGGCGTTCCAGGAGCTGATGCAGGCCTTGTGGGCGGCGTTTGGTTCTGACATCGTCCAGATGGTCAAGACAGTGGTCATTGACGGAATCATCCCACAGCTGCAGACATTTATCGATTTTATCATAAATGTTGTAAATCTTGTGAAAAACCTTGTAAACGGCGACTGGACTGCGGCATGGGAAGATTTGAAGCGCATCGCCACGAACCTTGTGGAACTGGCGATCCGAAATGTCACCATCTTCTTCGAAGGATTTATGAAGACTTCGATACAGATCTTTTGGAAGATTGTCGCAGGCATCGGCGAGGCATTGCTGGAGCTTGGGGCGAGCATCCGGGAGAAGATTGACGAAATCGTGTGCAAGGCGATTGAGTTCTGGGGTGATCTGTTAAAGCAGACGTTGGAGATCTTCCAAAACATCTGGGACGGCATCGTGGAGAAGGTGACGGGCATCAAAGATGCGATAGTGGACGGAGTGAGTGAAGCAATCCAGTTTCTGGCTGATCTGCCGGGGAAGGCACTCACATGGGGCAAGGATATGATCCAGAGCTTCATAAACGGCATCAAGGAGAAGATCGGAACACTCACGGATGAACTGGAAGCGACTGCGGAAGAGATCGCGGCGTTCCTTGGATTCTCTGAACCGGAAAAAGGCCCGTTGTCGAATTTCCACACATTCGCACCGGATATGATGGATCTGTTCGCGCAGGGCATCCGAGACAACATTCCGGAAGTCAGGAAAGCGGCAGAAGATATGGCTGCAGCAGTAGCACAGCCGGTCAATGCTTCGACATTGACATTTAACATTGCAAACACGATCAACGGAGCACCGGGGCAGAACATCAACGATCTGGCAATCGCGGTAGACCGTAGGATCACAACGAGCGTAGCTAAAAAGAGGTCAGCATGGGCATAAATACACTGACATTTAACAATGTGAACAGCAAGACATACGGCGTATATATCAGCGGCACAGGGGTATTCAATGCCCCTGCCCGTGACCGTGAGATGATCCAGGTACCAGGAAGGAACGGCGACATTATCATCGACCACGGACGGTACCAGAACATCGAGATCACATACCCTGCTTTTATTGTGCGCGACTTCGCAAGCAATATCCGGACATGGTGCAATAAACTGCTGGAGCCGATCGACTACGTGCGGCTGGAAGATACATACCATCCGAGCGAGTTCCGTCTGACAGTGCTTGCGCAGGGTATGGAGGTCGATCCGGTGGCGTGGCTGGCGGCAGGATCTTTTGACCTGCGGTTCAACTGCAGACCGGAGCGGTTCTTGAAAAGCGGAGAAACGGCAACGACTTTCACAGCAAAGGGCAGTATAAGCAATCCGACCGATATGCCATCGAAGCCGCTGATACGTGTGTATGGCTCCGGAAGTTTAACGGTAAACGGCACGGAGGTCGAGATAGCCCAACACAACTACACATACATAGACATCGATTGCGACTTGCAGGAGGCTTTCTTTGAATCGCAAAATGCAAATGAGTATATTTCCTTGGATGAGTTTCCAAAACTCGACAGCGGGGCAAATAGCATTGTTTTGGACGGTGTGACGAGAGTTGAGATCACACCGAGATGGTGGAGGCTGTAAATGTTCCCGATACTGTACGGAGCAAATGAGCAAAATTTTAGATCGAATGGGTTGGGAAGGCTTGCAGATGCCATCTCCTGCATCGTGGAGGAGGAACGGAACGGCATCTATGAGCTAACGATGGAATACCCTGTCGGCGGTCGGCACTTCGGACAGTTGATGATGAGTAACATCATTTACTGCAGAGCGAACCAAAAACCGAAACCGCAGGCGTTCCGGATCTATGAGGTGACTGACGCAATTGATGGTGTATCTACCATCAGAGCGCAACATATATCCTACCAGCTCACCTCTATCCCGGTGGAACCGTTTGTGGCGGACAACCCCGCGGATGTGGTGAGCCTTTTAAGTATGCGAAGTGTTATCGCAAACCCGTTTACTTTTGACACGGATGTGGAAGAGGGGGAATTTAACACGGAAGTCGTTGACAGCTGTCGGGCGATCATCGGCGGCATTGATGACAATCTGCTGGCCAGATGGGGATCAGAGGTCGAGTGGGATATGTACGACGTGCATATCTGGCAAGAGCGCGGACAGAATCGGGGCAAGGTCGTGCGGTATGGAAAGAACATCACCGACATCACCCAGGAGCAGAGCATCGAGGATACATACACAGGCATCTACCCGTATTATAACAGCGACGGAGATTATGTGGATCTGACAGAAAAAGTATTGCTTGCACCGACAGCAGCATTGTATCCATATCCGCGCATAATGCCCGTAGATTTCACTCCGAGCTTCGCAAGCACTCCGGATGAAACGGCACTCCGAGCAAAGGCACAGGAGTTTCTTGATGCATCATCCATCGGTCTGCCGAGGGTGTCGATTGATGTGTCGTACGTAGACGATACGGACATTTCCATCCCGATCTACCTGTGTGATACGGTCAAGGTGATCTTTGAGCCGTTAGGAATCAGCACGATGGCAAAGGTATCTCGCCTGTCCTGGAATGTACTGCTGGATCGATATGAGTCGGCCACGATCGGCGTAGAGTTTGAGGATGTAGCAAGCACGGTCGAACAGGTATCCAAGAACAGCGAAACCAAAGCGGTCAAACAAGCGGAGAAGAAAATCCGGGAGTCCGAAGCACAGACGCAGCAAAAGATCGACCAGATCACATACGACTATGTCGAACCGCAGACCAAGTTCACGGCAA